ACGTTAAGGTCTTTGGCAGACTTCACTTGCTTGGCTTGTTCACGTGCAATTTGTTCCTGAGCAACTACCTGCGCCCTACCCGCACTAACATCTGCACTCAGCAAATCCACTCTGCTTTTGAGTAAATTAAGGCGTTGCATTTCTTGAGCGTTGAGCTGTCCATTGACTTTCAACTGCTGGATAAGATTAGCCAGTTCCGCCTGTCGCGTAGCCAACTCTGCACCGATAGTCTGCGCCCCAAAGGTGGTAAGCTTGTTCTCTAAGTGTTTCGTTTGCACCGTACCCTGCATAGCGACTAGCTTCCTGTTTAATGCCGCTAACTCTGCTGTGGCTAAGGCGGCGTTTTGTTTTTTCGCTAACTCTACTCGCTCTTCTTGATTGGCTACATGACCCATAATCACTGAGCGTGACTTTTCCAACGCTAAGGCTTGCTGGGCGGACTTGATTTCCAACTGCCTTAGTTGTGTACGTTTCCGGATGGACTCAACTGCCTTGACTTCTTGCTGCGTTAACTGTTTGCCCGCCGCGACTTGTTGCTGTAACGAGCCTACATAACCCAATGAGCGTTCCATACCTGATGGTAAATAAGCACCCGCCTTGGCTGCATCAGCCATCGTTTTACGCAAAAGCAATTCGGTTTCAAGCAGTTTTTTGCTAACATCCTGCTTGATCTTTTCACCCATAACTTTTCCAGCGTTAGTTTGCTTTGCTGTTTGTGTCATGGCTTGGTCGGCTTGCTTAACGCTGGTTTTCATGCCTGTAGACAAGTCCGATGCGGTGGTCTTTAACTTCTGCAAAGCCATATTCGCTTCCGCCGTTTCCTTGGCTAACTGCTGCGTTGACAAGATGGCTTGAGAGTAGTCAACTCCTAGCCTTGCTATGATCTGTGTTACAAGGTTGTCATCCAATTTCTCACCACCTTTCTGTCAGAAATTGAACATCTCCCACTTATAGAAGTGAGAGGGGTTCAAATTAAGAGAGTAATGCGGCTCTCCCTGCGCATTACATTCCGCTAAAGAGAGCCGCAAATGCCATTCTTTCCTCTACTGTATCGCCATACACAACATCATCTTGAGAACTTCCTTCACCTTCTTCACCATTAGAGAATCCCAGGTTAGGGGTTCGCTTGACATCAATATGCAAGCCCAATCGTCGCATAATGGCTTCTAAGGCAAGCATTGTCATGTCGCCAATCTCCGAATAACTGATATTGGTATGACACACGATTTCGGTAAATATCTCACCCCAATCGGTCGGGGGCAAAGTAAGTTCTCCCCCGCAGGAGGGGCAGGTATCCTCCACAGTTAAATTGTCGGGAATCTCGCACCCCTTCTTGCGGCAGATTACCTTGCCCCTTGTTTCTTCCGGCGGGGGCGGGGTCAGCCCGATATGTCAATCAAGAGCTTTACAAACTTACGTAGGTCTGTAACGTCCCAATCTGCTTCTTCGGCCTTTGCTAGTGTCATGGGTTCGTTGTTCTCGTCGAACATATAGCGCCCCATCCACTTCTCCAACTTGGCAACTTCCTTTTTCTCAAGCAGGGTAAAAAACTGCGGGCCAAGGTTAATGTTGTCCTCAAGGAATTCCTTATGGTCCCGCAGTTTTAACGGCTTAATCTTATACCGCTTACCCTGGATAATGTGGTATTCGCCAGCTCCTAGCATAGTAGCCAAGTCAACCGGGGGATGTGCCTCCTTTTTAGCCATAGGTCAAACCCTCCTTACCGTGCTACCCGATAATCAACGGGCTTGCGACCAGCACGCGGTTTCTGCATAGCCATTGTGAAACTCCAACCACCAGGGGTTTTGCTCCGAGTAGGTGGCTTAATGTCACCGGTCGGTGCTACGCTGTCAAAGATCATGGCATCATGCTTAACAGTTCCTTCATCCTCGGCATATACCGCTTGTCCGGCAATTATCATTTGAAATACTGGACGAGTGGACTGCTCAGGCGCTTCCATTTGGTCGCCAGTTTCGGACACGTCAAAAGCAAGAATAACCTCTTTACCAGCATCAGCAGAGGCGAAGGTGAACACCGAACCTGATACTGCAAACTGCCCTGTAGTGGAAGCACTCGATGCCTTAACAAATGGGCTATCGGCAGCATCATGCACTACAGGCACAGGGTCAGTGGCGGGAGTACCCTCTGCTGATACATCAATCGTGTAAGGTGCAGAATCAGGGATACGGCTTTCGATAATATGCCGAACAGCAACGGAACTGTTCTCAGTGAAAGTCGAACCAGTCAAAGCCGCATAGATTTTGGGATTGAACGAGTTCAGGTTGACAGTGATGTTACCCTCCTTGCCCTGTGAAAACACCAAATCCCAGTCGGAGTTGCCATCTTCTAGGTTGGTGGTTCTCAAATTGATCGAAGTGTCAATCGACTGCACCACTCCAAAGGCAAGAAAACGAGAATTGTCGCTATGCCGAACCAATTCGATGTGTCCGGCTTTCTTGTAAACCAGCTTTGCCATTGTGTTTTACTCACTTCCTTTCTTGCGTTATTTCAGGGCGTAGAATGTAAATCTCGCCCCAACACAAACAAAGCCAGATAGGGTCGGTAATTCCCCTAACTGGCCTTCAAACTCGTAAATACGATGATTGATCGTCTTGTTGTAAAGCAATTCCTGCGCCCGTGCTATAGCACGATAGGCTAGGTAGTCCGATGTGGCAGGAACGTGACAATCAATCTGCAAGACTTCGTTAGTCACAATGGGCAGTCTTGCGGTTCGTGATGGTCGAAAGTACAGGCAAAGTCGTCTTTCGTTGCTCACAAGGTTATCCCATTGTGACCTTTTTAATATGCGTTTGACCTTCTCCACTTCGCTTAGCCCTGTGATACCCAAGATTTCATTCATTGTGGCATCTTGGACAAATAGTTTCTGCACAGCGGCCAAATCTTTTTCAGGGTTAAAACAACGGCCTCACCTGCCTTTCAGTCTTGCGTCACAACAAAAAACCTCCCCCAAGGGAAGGTCTGTAGGGCTTCTAGCCATATTTGCTTTACTCTTGTTACCTGCATCCAGCGGGCGGTTGTTTGCATGGCATGAGACGGTGGTTGTACTCGAATATCAAAGGGCAGTTCCCCAATGTTGCTCAAGTATTCCAAGTCCAATCCCGCCATGCTCCCACTCGACACTTTCGTTTCACCAAAGATATTCGTGTATTGCCCTTTCGGTCGACCACGAATAGTCGTGTCGTGTCTGCGTGGGTTCCATAACCGGGAATTACGATAGTTTTCAAGAGCAGGGTTGGATTCGTCCATGGCCGACCCAGAACCCCACTCGTCAAGTGTCGCCCACGGACCACCGATAATATTAATGGCTAGGAACGTACCCAATGCCTCAATTTCCCCAACAGTCAAATCCTCTCTGCCTTCGGGAGTCAGCATTTCACTGGCGGCATAAGTCTTATATTCCTCTGCCATCGCCAAGAGAGTAGTTACAAGGTGCTTCTGTAAGGCAATTATGCACGCTGTAGCATCGAACTTTACCCCATAAGCCTCACCCTACTCTCTTGTGTCTGTTCCAGCCTGCACTCGCACGACACCCTCAAGTATTAATGGGTCGATGGCATTAACCATAAAGTTTTCGCCGTTTAAGACCAAACGATCCAACACTTGCACGCCAAAACTCGCTGGCAAGTAGAAAATATAGCGGGATGATTCTAGCAGTCCAGGGTCATACTGCCGCAAAGCATATGTCACAACCTGCCCAAACGCATCTATGGTCGTGCCCTCTGGTGTCCACTTCCATTCCACCGTCATATTATAGTCGTCATCCAATTCCTCTGTCCGTCTAAGCGGCGTCAAGGTAGAGTTCACCTTCACGGCAAAGAACGCTATTGCGCCGCTTGCGACATCAAGGTTGGCTGACTGAACCAGGTACTTGTCTGTGCCAACGGAGAAGATTTCACCGCTGACCAAGTTGCTATCAGGCAGGGCTAAGCCTTCCCACGAACTATCACGTATTCCAGGGTCACGCACGGCTTTAGTAGAACGCTTGAGACTAGCTTTGGTTGTAATGGTAGGACTACGTTGAATGGTGATGGTCTGTCCATGTGAATTCAAAAATTTTTCAGCATAGGTCATAACTCATCACCATCCCTGAACGCATTGCGACTTAACTTAATATTCTCTGTGACCGTAAAAATCGCCATAACTGCGC